TTCACCCCTGTAATGTCGTAAGGCGCCCCATCACCGTCCTTGTGCCAGTTCGTGCCGTCGAACACTTCCATCTTGTCCGCGCCGTTCACGGCCTGGAGATAGCTCCCCGCTACGGTCGTGTTGTTCACATACTGCCAGCGGGAATTCGTCAGCCCTGTCACAGAGGCCGCTCCTATTACGCCCCCGCTGGTCACGTCATAGATTGACCCGGACGCAATCGCGAACATCTTCTTGGTTGCCCCGCCTGCGTAGGTAAAAAGCGTATCGACTTGGCCGCTTATTCCCGTTGCGTATCGAGTGTGTCCCTTGCGAACCGGGACATCCGTTGTCGCGGGGAAATAGTTGGTCAAAAATACTGCATCATTCGGCGCCATCTCTCCCAATGCATCCCGTGCATTCCAGCCACCAATAGGCGCAGGCAGACTCGCCGGCATTGCTCTGGCTGGCACAACCCTCTTTTGCTTTGAGATCATTAGCTGCCGTAGTTCGAATCCGGGATGTTGTCCCAGCCAATCAGCACTTCGGATGGGCGAGGAGCAAAACTCAGGGTTGCCGAGCCGGAATCATTGGCTTTGGCAATCGAGAGTTGCTTGTCGTAGTCCTCCTGATAGATCGGGCCAAGGCCCTTCACCTGGAAGTATTTGTTTTTCAATCCCAGAACCATCAATACATCGGGGAAGATGCATGTATCCGCGTCAGCGGTCAGGGTGGTTTGCGCCACGCTCAAAGAACTAGATGCCCAGGCATTGGAGACGTATTCAAACCCCAGAACGTCAGCCGTTCCGATGGCAGGCCAGATCTGGAAATACCCTCCAAAGATGCGATAGCGAATCCTCGGGCCGGTGGAGATGTAGCCGGATATCAGCCATTCCCATTGTTGCGCACTCTCCGGGCCGAGCATGAGCCAGTGCTTGGACTTGTCCCAATGCGTGTTGTCAATCTGCCTGTCGTAATCCGATGGCATGGAATACTTGACCTTGGTCAGCGTGTAATTCCCGCCCGTGTTTGTCGAGGTCGCGGGCTGAGACAATGGAATGGTCGTGCCGGTCGGCGCACTTGCCACGAAGCACGCCTGGTTGATGCCCGGCCCGCTGATCTGATAGGTCGTGTCGATCCCGGAAATCGAGGACGCATTGGTCAAATTTGAGGTTGCGCTGACCGTATTTCCGGTGATGGTCGTGAATGAGACGGTGAAGGTATAGGCCTTGTTCAGGGCCTGCCAATCATGTTCCCGGGCCAGCTCATTCCCGACAGCATTCAAAAGGGCAAGTTGCTGCACCACATCCTGCGTCTGATTCCCGGCGACTGAAGAAGGGACGGATAGCCCCATCTCTCCAGTCGCCCGCTGGATGAGTTGCAGCATCGTAGCCATTTAGGACTCCAGGAAATTCATGGTTACGGAGTCGTGCCCCGTGACAACGGGAGGAGGATCGAGCGTCTCGAACTCGGCAAGCACCTCGACAACCGTCAGCGCCTTGACGCGCTGCCAGCCGACAATCTCATCACCAGCGGTCTGCCCAAATCGGATGAAATCACCAGATTTGGAGACAAATTGCGGATCAATCGTCACCTGGAAATACTCGGCTGGCCGGAATCCGTCCGTCTCAAAGCCCGCAGGGCCGAAACGCACAATCGCCAAGGACTTCTTGGTGATTTCGGTGGGGACCATTTCAGGCATGAGCGGCCTCTTTTGGCTTGCGCCCGCGACGGACCGGCTCTATTGCGTCTGGAGCTTCAGGCTTCGCCTCCAGCATCGCCATCAACCGCTGCATTTGGTCTTCGAGGGCGGCAATCTTCTCATCACGGGCCTTGACTTCCTGGTTGACCATCGCGCCGTTGCGCTCTGCAATAGCTCGCTTGGCCTTCTCGCGTAGACCATTGCCACCCATGCCAATGCCCTGAATTTGGGCATCATTAGCCCCGGCGATCTGTTCGACGGTGTAGAAGCGCAAGTGTTTGAGATTTCGGACCTGTTCGCCATCGAGTTCAGGCCATTGGTCGATCTGCCAGCCGGGGACGTTTTCAGCATTGGCGATTTTGCCGGTTTGCATTTGGAAGTGCAGCCACTGACGGGGAAATCGCAGGGTATCCCGGCCATCTGCGGCGCGCTCAATCATCGAGTGAGGATTGCCGGGGATGGAGATGCGAACGTAAGGGCATGACTCCTTATAGGATTTGATGCCGGTATCGTTGGTTTTCCACGTATCGAGTGCGGCGTGGTCGTAAAACTCAACGTGAAGCACTTCATCAGGGTTTTTGGGTCCCAGGAATTCCGGGTTGTCGAGGTCTGAAGCAAGCATGGTCGTTCTTTCTCAAGTAGTTGAGATGTAAAAGAGGGCGGAATCGCCTAGGTCTCTATGCCAGAGGACATGGAAACCAAGACGCGCAAACAAGTCAGCCCACCATTTGAAAGAATGGACCGACAGGTGCAGGGGATGACCAATCAAACCCCCGAGACTGTCGGGAATCAAACTGATCTGGAAGAACGTGCAAGGCGTCACTTCCATAATGTTTCTGATGGCGGCCTCCACCTGTTCCGGTGGAATGTGCTCCATGACATCGGTGCAAAAGCCGTAATTGCCCTTTGCGTCAATGGGCTTTGATAGATCGGCCAACAGAAATGGCAGCGCCATAGCTTCCGGGTCTCTGCTATTGATCGTGAAATCGATCAGTAATAGTTCGCAATTCGCCTCTCTGGCGATCGCCAGACTTCCGCGACCCGTACCGCATCCAAAATCAATAACCTTGCCTGTAGGCCTGCACAGCTTCACAAAGGTGCTTGCAACGCTCTCACCAGGGGAAACAATCCGGTACTCCGGCTGAGCCCACATCAATTGGTATTTCTGCTCCTCGGTGAGCGAGGGAGCGTTGAACATGTCGGGCAATAACCCATCACCATGGACAACCACGTCGCACCCAAGGTTGATTAGTTCGCGGGCCGTTTCCTGGAATTTTTCGGCCTGCATCTTCATGGTCAGGCTGACCAAGTACTCTTTACCGGCAAATGTCACCCGGCAGCATGGATCACCGTTATTCAACGGCTGAAAGAATGCGTGACCCTGGTCTTGCCTGTAGCTTGAGTCATAGCCGTAAATCTGCAGATCCCGGTAACCCATGGCGTAGGCAAGACAAGTCGCTGTGTTCCCCACGGAAGCAGCGCCGCCAATCAGGCAATACCCGTCTTCATAATCTGGGAAGTGATCCTCGATGTCCTCGATTTGCAAATGCCAAAGCATGGCGTTTGGAGCCCTGTCCCAGCATGCTGGGTGCACTTGAGAGCCAAACAGATGCTCTCTGGCCGGCCCTACCAGATCCGCCGTTTCTTCACGGGCATCAATGACCACCTGATAGTCAGCCAGGATCCCTTTGTCGTTCAGGAACTTGGCTGAGCCATTCATGGCAAAGACCTTTGCGCCGGACTCTTGCAAGGCCTTGATTTCATCAAGATAGTCCCCGATGGATGGCCCGGATCCGCACAATACCGCAGTCCCCTCATGCGCTTCTTGCGACTCAAGCCACTTTCCTGGGCGGCGAGAATTGACTCGGATATGCTCGTAAAGCACCTCATCAGACGTATTGCAAATAACCCGTATCGGCATGATCAATGGCATTTCTGCGCCAGGATTCTGATGAGACAGGCTGAGATTGGAATAAGGTATCTGCAAGTGGTTCTCCTGTTTTTCCGCTGCCCCCTCTTTTGGAAGAGGCAGTAGACTAACTCGGAGGTTAGGTAATGCGACCCTGCTTATTGGGTCGGTTCAGAAGCACGCGAACGGAAGTGCGGCCGGCAGTGGCAGAAGCCACAGCGGCCACCATGGCGCCCTCGATTTCCTTACCGGATGCCGTACCAGCAATGAGGCCGGTAGACAGCACGCCGACAGCAGCGCCAGCAGCCAGGGACACGGTGCACTGCTTCTTCACAACGGCAACGCCGCTGATCTGGAACCAGGACCAGACCGAAGTGCTGGTGTTCGCCGCCATGGCGATGGCGATGGGTTGCGGCACGTTTCCGCCTACAGCACTGAGCGTCGTGGTGAACGTCGTGGTGTTGTAGGTGACGACAGAGCCGACAACGCAGGAGGCCACGCCTGGGAGCAGGATGAACTCACCCGTGCCGAACGTGGGATCAACCGCCTTCACGATCTGGCCAAGTTGCAGCGGAGGGGTGGGGATCAGCGTGCCACCGGACGTACCGCCCGAGGTGGTGAAACCAGCGTCAGTGCCGCTGATAGGCAGAAAACCCAATTGTGGGTCAGTGATGGTATATGCCATGGTTTATCCCCTTAGGCGGTCAGAACACCTTGGAACTGGGAGCCCGAGCTGGTCAAATTGCCAGCCCAGCCAATCAGTTTCACGATGGCGTCTTGGTTGACCGACTGGCGTTCTCCACCAATCGGGACGAAGTTCCGGTCCTTGTGAGGGCGGAAGAAGAAGTAGTTGGTGTTCAGAAAATACATGTGGGCGGACGAGGCGCCAGACCACGTTGTATTCACCGAGTCACCACCCGAGTACAGACCACCGTCAAGCACCACGTCTGCGGACTGGCCGCCGCCGTAGAACTTGATCGAGGCAAAGCCCGCACCCGCATCGCCACCGCCATCCGACTGCACACGCTGCATCGCTTGGAGCGAGTTCACATAGAGCTGGAAGTAGGTGTTGTCGGCGACGATCAGATCAGCCTTGTCCTGACCGCGCACCAGCTGGATAGCCAGTGCAGTCATGTACTGCTGAATGTTTGCCTGCGTGACCGCTGCACCGCCGTTGGTAACACCCGAATAGCTCTTGTTCTGCCAGAAGGAGAATGAGCTGCGCGAGATGCCGCCGTAGGTGCCGCTGGACGGGGAGTCCGCCACAGCAGCTTTCAGTCCGGTCAGGTTCTTGCCGGCATTGCCCGTACCGTCGAGGTAAAGGTCATTGCTGATGCGGTTCAGGAGTTGCCCTTCGGCAATCTTGATACGGCCTTCGAGCAAATCGATGATCTGCTCTTTGCCGCTGTTTTGCAGCATTTCCAGTCCGGAAATCGAGACGGCAGCAGCATATTGGGTAATGCTGTACTGCGCCGCGCTGATCGGGCTGTTGGGGCTGATGTTGAGAATCTCGAAACCGCTGTACGAATTCACGTTCGCGGTAGACGAGTCGTTGTACATGATTTCTTCGAGGATGACGTTACCCCCGGAGAATGGACGGACGTTGCCTTTTGCCTTCAGACGTTTCAACAGCGCATTGTTGTTGGTGACGTTGTCGGCCAGCTCACCGGAACGGCTCTGGATGGTCGTTGCGATGATGTCCGTCACGGCTGAGTTTGCGAATGCCATGACTATTCCTTAAAACAAAGTTAAACCCTTGCGCTGCCGAGGGTCGCTTCCGCAGCGTCCTCAAGTGCTGAGCGCAAGTCCTTTTTGCCGCTACCGCCCATCGCACCGGTCGGTGTAGCCGAACGGGTGGAGACTGTGTTGGCTCGCGCCTTGGCTACTCGCGCCGCCTCTGCATCCTTGCGCTGCCTGTCAGCAGCCTCTTGAGTGCGAAGTTGTTCACGCTCAAAGAGTTCGGGATCCATACGGACGGCCTTTTCGTAGGCGCTTTTAAGGTCTGTGGCTAACCCTGTGTCAAGTAGTTGACCCATCGCCGCTTTGACCGCTTCAAAATGCTCATGCGCTGGATCGGCGGCGAATCTTTCGATTTCGCTTGTTGCCTGCACCTGCATGAACTTCTCTTCAACCAGCTTTCCTACGTCCTGTGGGGGCGGTGGTGGCTGACTTGTTAAAAACTGCCGCCTGACGTTCGGGTCAAGCAATGCGTCCACCGGGACGCGATAATCTTGGGCAAGCTTGTGGAAAGCCTGCAATTTCTGCTCTGGCGTACCCTTCACCAGCATCTGATGGGCCGTTCCAAGCTGATGCAGCCACTGGACCGGTGCTATGCCGTGTTGCTGCAAGTCCTGCTGAAATGGCGCGATGGCATCAAACAGCTCTTTGGCCCGCTCGGCTTCCTGCTTGTAGGTGCTCACGCCATTGGCGAACTGCTCCTCGCGCTGGACAATGTAATCAGCAACCTTCGGGTCAAGCGCCTGATAAGCCTCCCAATAGTCCTTTTTCCAGCTCGACGGCGGCTTTCTCGGCTCGACTGCGGGAGCTGCTGCAACGGCGGGCGCCGTGGCTGGCTTTGCTGCGATACGCGCTTCCTCTTCCTTGGCCTTGAACCTTCCGCCCTCATCGCGGAGACGCTCTTCGCGCTGCGCTGTGGTTTCTTCGATTGGTGGAGCAACTTCCGCTTGGATCGTTGTATCCGGGGCGGTTTCGTGCGTCTCAAGGGCCGTGGTCAGGGCTTCGCGAAGGTCTGCCATGTCAATGCTTTCTCGCTGAGTAGTCAGCGTCAGGAATAAAAAAACCGCCTCAATGGGCGGTTATCACAATTTGCTGTTGGCTATATCGATGATTCGCTGCTTGAGCCCCGGAGGTAGCTCCTTGGGCTTGGGCTTGAGGTATTTCGTCTCATTGCCGATCTCAACCAAGTGATGGGCTTTCAGGTGCTCCCTGTGCTGGGAGCGGCTGGTAATCATTTCGCCGGTGACGGTGGACTGATATGGCTGAATGTCCGGCATGACCTGGTGGCTTTTCGCGGGCTCACGGTTGCCCGTGACCTCCACCATCTCGCCATCAATGTACCGGTATGTTCTACGCACTGGTGTTGGCCAGCCACTGGGTGCTGGTGAGGCACTTGTAAATCGTGGTCTTGTAGGTCAACTGCGAGAACGCGGCATTGGCCGTGCCCACACCCGTACCCACCACGGCAATCGCGGCGCCTGTAGGCGGATAGACCTTGAGCGTCGAAGCGGAGTTGTTGAAAACCCAAACCTCGTCACCTGGTTGGCCCTTGAGGATCACGCCTTTCGTGCCGTCGGCGCCAGCCACCACGGACATGGAGGCCGTCAGAGTGGCAGCGCTGCCTTGGGCGCTGCCAGCGGCGGTGATGGCGTTGTATTGGCCGCCAACCGCGCTTGCCTGGCCTGGCGGGAATGCGCCCACTAGTTCACTTGCATAAGCCATGTAAAGCTCCTTTGAGAATTGCAAGCATGGCTTGCTGTTGAAAAACTACGGTTTGACTTCCTGTGATACTTCGCGCTCAGCGGCCCTAGTCGCGTTGTCATCCATCTTGACTTTGGCGCTGATGTTGGCGACCTCAACTTTTGTCGCAGCCTCAAGCTCCGCCTTCCAGCGCTGGAATTGCTGGTCGAACATGGCTTGCATCTGGGTTGCACGACCTTCCGCAGCAAGGCGCTCTTGCTCCATCTGGGCCTCAAACCGCAAGCGCTGTTGCTCTGCGGTTTGTTCGGCCTGGAGGCGCATCTGCTCCATCTGCATGTTTGCCTGTAGCGTCTGCTGATCGCTCTGGGCCTTGGCCTGCAATGCCTGTTGATCGGCTTGCTGTTTGGCCTGAATCTTCACCATTTCAGGATCTGGTGGCTTTGGCTGGCCTGCTTTGGCCTCTATTCCCGCTTTGACCTTGTCCATGGTCTCGTCAATCATTCCCTCAACGCCCTTGCCGACCTTGAAGGCGCCTACCGCGAATTTCATCAACTCGATGAGCATGGGGGCGACTTCGGGAGCGCCCTGGATGACAGGAAGCGCCTCTTTGAGGTAGCCACCCAGCGCCTGGAGCATCTCCATGCGGTCTTTTTTCTCCTGGTCCTCATCCATCTGGACCATGGAATCGGCCGCAATCTCAATGCGGAAGGAGCGCATTGGGTTGCTCTTGAGCATCTCCAACGCTTGGGGGATCATCTGCTTGTCCGCATCGCTCAACTGATCGGCCGCGCTGATCTTGAGCAGCGTTTCAGGGTCAAACTTGCCGCACATGATCTGCGCTTTGAGTTGAAGCACCTCGGTGGCGAACTGCGCCACGTCGTGCTTCATGCTGTTCAGGCGCATGGAGGCGTATTGCCCCTTAATCTGCTGCGCTGTGGCCGTCTCGCCGGCCTCGGACTGACCCCGCACGATGTCTGCAAGGCCAGTGATGTCGTAAATCTGTTGTTTGACCTGCTCCATTGCCTGATAGGCGGCCAATAGGGCGGCGGCGATGGGCGTCAGGTCAACCAAGTCAATAGCGCCCTTGAGGCCCTGCTTTTCAGCAAAGGCGGCAAAGTTCTTGACCGGGATTAGGGTGTTGTTCTCGCCCTCGGTGAATAGCCGTTGCAGCTCGGTGAATTCTGCGTTGTACACACCGCGCACCTTGAGCGCGTTGATCAGCCCACTAATGCGGTCGGCCAGCGTGTCCAGTTCGTTTGCCTGATCCTGGTACAGCGTGAAGTCTGGGACCGGGATCAGTGAATCATTGGTGAGCGTGGCGAACAAAGGACGTGGGCAAGGGAAGAAACCCTCCACTTCCAACGGATCGGGCTTCTCGTCAACGAACTTACCCAGCGACTTTGACAACCACAGGGCCGTCTTATCTTCCTTGTTCCAAATCTCGTAAATCAGCGCTCTTGCATACTGATCGTTGGTGAGCGTGTCGCCCTTCTTCATTTCCTCGGGTCGGGAGTCAAGCGGGATGGTCTTACCCATCTCCTCGCCAAACCGCTCAATGCACGCGTCGCGGGTCATGTAGACTTTGCGCCATACACCCGTCACCTCTTCCCATGTCCTGGCTACCGTGTGGCCGAAATCTCGCCAGTGCACGTAGTCAATCGGTGCGCACTCGTATTCAAGCTCCTCCTGCGGCTCGTCAACGTCCTCGGTGACCTGTTCGCCGTCCTCAGGCTCGCCCAATTGAACAGCCCTAATATGCGGCTCGTATCTGGCCCAGGCCGTCCCGCGCCCACCCAGGAAGCGGTCATAAACCGTCGCCTTGAGCGATTGCCGGTAGTCCGGGTAGTTCTGAATCTCAAATTCAAGCGCCCGCTCAATAATGAGCGATGCGACGCGGCCTATCGGGTCATTGTCCTTGAACCTGCGTGACACATCAGGTTGGGGCAGTCGTGCGAATGTCGCCGGAACCAGGGTCTGCACGTTCGACCATAGGATGTTGAACTTCGCCAGCGAGTCAGCAGTTTTACGCTTCTCGTCGCGGTAACGGTCAATGATCTTCTGGTTGCGCCCTTCCCACTTCTTGAACTCCCTCTCATATGCGGAGATGTGGCTAAGCCAAACCTGGACATCCGCCCCGGCCTGTTCTTCTTTGTCAGCCATCAGTCAACACAGTAGCCAAAGATGAACAGATCCGCCGTGCATGCAGCCGTGGATCCGGTGGACAGCGATAAAAACGGAGTCGTAGACAATAATGCCGTCGCCACAACTGCAGCAAGCGTCGGAACAACGTTCACATTAGCGGCTAACGTCACCCAAGACTGACCAACCGCTACCAGCGCATTCCCGCCCTTGCTGGCTGCGTCATATATGCCACCGAGGCAGGCCACCGACGCGCCACCAGTCTTCCGGACGCTAACGATGTCGGTGATGCGATAGCTCGTGCCGACAAACTGCTTGACAAATGCCTGATCAGTTGTGAGCTGCATGTTTGCCGAGCGCAAAACGAACAGGACTTGACCTACCCGATTGACCGGGATTGATGGGGAGCCGCCGCGATTCATTAGGCCCCCTCGCCAACTTGGACATCAAGTAGTGCCGTGCCGGATGCGCGACAAATCGCCGAAATGTTATAGACCGCATCGGCCGGGACGGACAGCGTTATATCAGTCCCAGCAAGCACAGGGGTGGACGTCGCGGTTGGCGTTGAATTCGGCAAGGTCGCCGTCTGTGACGTGGCACCAATGGATACAAATGCGGTATTCGGCCCTTCGTTGACGATGCGAATGACATTCCCGGCAGAGGGAAGGGCCGCCGATGAGCTGGCTGTAGCTGTTACTGAAATTGGAAGCGTTTTGGCTTGCGCCGAGAATGGGAGTGGTTGTGGCATATCAAATCCTTGCTGATGTTTTTGGGACGCTTGCCCACATTTCATCCAGAGTGACGGTGTTGGCGCCTACTGTGATACCTCGAATCTCTATCGCGAGCTTCGGATCGCTCTTGACCTCTTCGCGCCAGGCAATCGCCATCATTCGAAAGGCGTCTGCCGGGTGGCTGGTCCAGTCGTGGCGCGGTCTTTCGCGAAACGCCTTCTTGTCCTCGTCATACTCGCGCTGATACTGCCTCAAGGCCTCTATTCCCGGCTCTGTTGATGGGTCGAAATAGACCCTCGGCAGCATTGCTCTGGCCGCCTGGATACCGTCTTGGACACTCAGATCCGGAACAATCGCCATGCTTGACCACTCACCCAGATAAGCCGCCATCTGTTCAACAATGGACTTGCCGCCGCTCGCCAAGGTCTTGGCCCTGGCGTCATGGGGTAGCCAGTGCGTGCCGTATTTGTAGGGCTTGGACTTGATCAGGTCTGCGTAATACTTGATCGATTCGCCACTTGATGCGTGATAGTCGATCACCCTTACCTCACCACGACCCACCTGATACCACCAGATGGCCGTATCGTCCTTAAAACCCAAGTCCCAAGCGGTATGCACTTTGAGCGCTGGATCAGGCTTGATGGGCCTGATGCGTCCCGACTCGGTAAGCTCTCTAAGCTCTTTGCCCCAGAACGCCCCAGGCAGTGCCGCCTCAAAGTCGCATTCCATTTCTTGCTGGTAGGCGTCTTCGGTCAATTCCTTTTGCAGCGCCGCTATCTCGCTGGCTGGCAATATGCCGCTCTCACTAGCCTTGATGCGCAAGGCGAGCCAGTCGGGATCCGACATGGCATTCTGGTATGTCACCCAGAACTGATTTCTACCCTTTGGCGTGCCGATGATCACGGCCCAGCCATTGCGGTCAGCCAGCGCAGGACGGATCACATACCCCCACACGCTGGGCTTCCAGTCACCAAACTCGTCAGCCACGATCCCGCTGAATGCCAGACCACGCATCCGGTCGGCGTTGTCGGCGCCAAATAGCTGGATGCGGTTCCCGTTGGGGTAATCAATCCTCAGCTCGGCCTCGTTGGTCGATACACCAGGAATTGGCCTTGAAAACTCTTTCAGGTAATCCCATGCAACGCCCTTGGCCTGGGCGTAGAACGGTGCCACGTAAGCATAGAGCTGGCCTGAGCGCGCATCAGTCAGCGCCGACTTGATCAACTCATTGACGCAAGCCACTGTTTTACCGGCTCTTCGATGGGCAACTACACAAGCCCACCTTACTTTTCTCTTGTGCAGCGGCATAAAAGCCGTACGCGGTGCGTAATCAATGACTATTCGCGCCACGAAAACTCATGCTTCATGGACTCGCCGTCCTTGCCAGTGTGCTCAGTGCGCGCCAACTTAGGCGCGGCGAACTCGGCAAGCTTTGCGAGTAGGTCTAGCGCTTTCTCCGGGGCCGGCTTCACTTCGCCATGCCCCTCTGCAACTTGAGTGAGCCATAGGCCGACGTTGGCGCTGTTTTTCTCAAGCAGCGCACTCACGGTATCTCGAAACTCTTTTGTGCTCTTGTTGACGCTTCCAGGCTTCCTGCCGCCCGTCTTTGGCGACCCCTTAGGCTTCGCCATGATTTGTAACCGAATCTTTTTTAGATTCAGTCCAAGTCTCAATGGAGTAGTCCATCTTTGACCCCTATGTGATTGGTTGCTAACTATTTCTGGCTTGCCGCGAACTGTTCGGGGCTCATGGGCTGGGCGCCGCTGGACTTGGCCTCTTGCACATGCAGCTGGTATGCGCGGCCACCCAGTGCTTGCTGTG